ACCACCAATAACGGTTGGTTCTACATTGACATTATTACAACTCATCGACTAAAGTACCATGCCTCTGCTTCGGATTTGTTTTCGGAGTCCACTGTATAAGTCGTGTTTAATTGTTGAATCAACGCCTCTAAAACACGAATTAATTCATTAAAGTTCTGAGCTTGATACTCAGGTGTCGGATCAGGGAATCGTTGTAAGGTTAATTTAGCCATATATTAATTTAATATTTTATCTCATTTGGATCAATGCCTGATTTAATATGTAGTTTAAACTCTTTTTCTTCTATATCAAATAAAGAGTCTTGAAGAGTAAAATACATATATTTCTTTGTTTCATTTACTAACGTTACCTCTTCTTCAATCTTAATATGTTGAATTACCCAATTCTTAGGTTTCTTGAGTATAAGATACATATAACCAGGAGAAACAGTAATCGATGCATCTGGATCTAAACGAGCATATTTTCTATCTTCATAACAAATACTTATCCCCTCTATGTTTCCTTTTTTGTATGGTCTTTCTTTAAAGAATTTTAATTCTTTAAGTATTTCTTCTTGTGTCATCGAAAAGTATACACAAGAACAATTCTAACATCTTTTTTAGGAAAAACCATGTAATGAGGACAAGAATCAAAACAAATACCTTTATATTGTTCAGGTGTTATTTTATTTATAATTTTTTTACTTGTCTTATCTAGAATAACTGTTTTTGCTTCTTTATCCTTACAATCATTTAAATATATAAGTAACTGCTTGTGTGGATATGAATGATCTTCATGAACAGGACATTTATTTTGAAATGTTCTAAAAGTTACGTTAACACTACATCTTAATATTTCTTCAGTATTAATTTTATTTTTAACAATAAAAGATTTAAAAATATCAATAAATTCATTAGCGTAAGGAGAATTAAATAAAGGTTCATTTTCTTTTCTTTCCTCAGGTCTTCTTATAACAACATGATTAAAGTGAGTATTATTATCTTTGCCTGGAACAGTGGTAAAATTTGCATAATAAGGGAAATTACTTGAAAGAATTATTTTGGAAATAAAATCTTTTTGTTCTTTAGTTAGAAAGTTTTTATCTTCTACCATCTGGTTGTATATCAAAACGCATCGTTCCTAATCTCCAAGCTGTGCCTGTTGTGTTGGATACAATATTCGCTGTGAATTGTCTTCCTCTTCCTCGTAAGTCTACTTTTTCTGTCCCTGATGTAAAGCTTGTGGATTTGGTCACGGCATTCGCATCATTAGGATATCGTAAAAATTCAAAGTTTAAATTGAGTGTACCACTTTGATTTTGAATATCAGGTATTAGTTTGGAGACAAAAGAGAAATCATCTCCTTGTCCTATTTGAACAGCACCTGATTTTAAGTAAGCATTCATTGCTTGACCGTCAGCATCATTGCCTTGTTCGTGTAAATAAATTTGTGTTGCACCTGCGGTTAGTCCTAAGATTGTTTCGTTGTTTGCCGTGGTCCCTGATAAGTATTGTGTTGCAATAGGATTATCATAAGTCTCTCGATCAATCCAAGATGTACGAGTCAAGGTTCCTGTCCACCAAGTACCCTCTTGGTAATTATAAGCAACAATTGCATTGATTTGATCCGAACCTGTTCTAGCATAAAACCAAAGAATTTCATTAAATTCACCATTGTGCCCAGCAAAAGCATTCTCGGAGGCTGTTTGATTGATATTGTTAAAGACAAATTGTTCCACGGTACACGGTAATTTTTTCACTGAACCATCAAACAAATAGAAAGAATCTTGTGACATCCAAAAGCTATTACCATTTAAATCAATGCCTGCATGCTGACCAATGATTCCACAGTTCTGACCGAGTTGTCGTAGACCAAAGGTAAAAGGTGGACCAATAAACTGTAAAGAGTGAAGAGAAGTATCTGTCCAAACTAATGTTTGACCTCTCGAGCGTTCAGCAGCAATGATCCGTGATCCGTCGGCAATCCTTAAAGAGCCAGCAGTATTCTCTGCGGTCGGAGTATAATTGTTAATATCTTCTTGATCCGAGAATCGAAGAAATAAATCATCTTGTTTTGCAGGATCGCCTATAATGGTTTCTGTTCCAAATAAAATTAGATGTCGGTCAGGAGAAGAAACTAAACTAAGTCGTGAAGTGGTAGGAGCATTCGCTACAATCGCAGCTCTTGTTGAAGTACCAGCAGAGGTATCCCAACGATAAGTACCACCGTTTAATTGAGTCGCAATTAAGTCTTCACCAAAGTTATCGAGTGACCATTGTCTTGCCTCTAAGGTTACATTCGAAACGGTGGAAGGTTCTCCCCAACCTCCTAAACCATAACCATCGGTTCCCCAACCATAAGCAGAAGTCGAGAAGCTAGGGCCAGGATTGATTTGATATTCTGCATTCCCAGAACCACCACCCCCTGCGGTTGAACCACTAGCAGTAGAAGTATGAGTTACTGTATAAGCAGAAGTATTAACTACGGAAGTCACTTCAAACTCTTGATTCATATCGAGTCCGTCAATCGTGGAGAAAGAATCAAAGGTTACAAAACTACCTGCCTCACAGCCATGACCTGTGTCTGTCACTAAAACAGTCGCTGTGCCATTGGTTGTAAAAGGATTGGTTAAGGCTTCCGTATCTCGAATAGGGGTGATATCAAAAAGTAATCCTTCTTCATATACGTATAATTTTCGATCAGTGCCAAAGGCATCATACCTCGTGCCATCTAAAGAAATCCAAGCATGTTGATCTCGTACGACACCGACAATCGTGGTATCAACAAACTTATCCCAACCTTTGATTTTTTGAGGGAGGCCATTAAAAAAGCGTACATTATCGGAGTCAACCCATTGTCCTTGACCCGTGTAATCGGTAACTTCTTTATTAATGCCTGGTTTTATTGTAAAATTTGTAAGTGGCATGACGCCTACTTTACATTATCTTTTTTAGCAAATAAAGAGCCAACATGACCTTTAAAAGCTCTATTTCCAAAGTGAGTTAAAGGCATCGCTATATCTGCCCAAATATCACCACCACATTCTAACCATAGTCGAGAGAAATAATAGTCCTCCGATAAGTATCTTTTCTTTCCTGGACTTGTTTCATAGATACCTGCACAAAATAAATCATAGCAATTATCAGAGCTAAAGTGCTTCCCATTAATGATTTGATCGGATTGATATTTACGTTCTGGAAACTTTTTCATCATCGTACGAAAAACTTCTCTTTTAACCAACATCATCCCTGTTGCTGCTTCTTGTACTTTACAAAAACCATTTTCCATTTTGACGTTCATAGGATCATCAAAATTAAGATTATATCCTAGTGTCTTTACTTCTAATTCATCAGCAGTGATATTTGGATTTGCTTTTACTAATTCAGGTATCTTTTCAAAATGAATATGTTTTCTTGGATAAATACCACAGACTACATCTTTATCAAAACAAAGCATGCGTTCTATGTTTTTAGCTTGAAAGCCAATATCGGAGTCAATAAACAATAAGTGAGTAGCTACATAGTCGGTAGCATCCATCATCATCGAAACAATGGTATTTCTTGCTCTGGTAATTAAACTTTCATTACCCATGGACTGCATCCGTAATCCTACACCACGGGCCATGGACCATTGTTGGAGTTGTAATAATCCATGCATGGTATTCTCGGTTAACATTCCACCATACATAGGCATTCCTAAAAATATTTTAAAATTCTTATCTTTCAGTTCTTCTGGTTTGATCATCTTTACTCCTATGTTTTCTTGTACCAAGCTGGTAATCCTAACATTGGTCTTTTATCGTTTAGGTTTTCACTCCCAAAAGGACCGTTTGCATCATTATAGTGTAAAAATACTTGACCACAATCATGTCCTTGAAATGGTTCTCTCCAATGCTCTAATAAAGTTCCTTTATATGTTAACATATCTCCTGGTTCTAGATCAACTCTTACACCAGGTTTTCCTGTATCGCCTGAAGGCTCTAAGAAAATAGGCCAACGATCTCCACCTAAATTAATCGTACAAGATATTTCACAAGAAGGTCTATCTTTATGTCGATGTAAGACATCCCCATATTTATAAATACGAGCATAAGTATAACAAGGGATGAGTTCTAATCCTGTCACTTGTTTCATAATAGGCATTACACGAACCATCAATGTTTCCATTGCTAAGTCGGCATAATGAGAATATGTTCCTGGAATTTGTGAATCTTCCCAAGTTCCCCATGTTTCATCAAAAGGTGAAATGAATTTTGTTTCTTTTAAATAACTTGCTATTGCTCTTTTATTTTGAAAATAAGCATAAACAAAAGATGCGACTTCTGGTTGTACGGCTCCTTTAATTACAGCGTAGTTATTTTCTTGAAAATAATTAACTGGTGTTTCTTCTTTTTTCTTACGTGCCATTTCTACTCCTATCTAAATGGAAATCCTAAATTCCAAATTACTAATGAATATCGAGTTCCTTTCGTAACAGGAGCTACTCGATGCCAAACAAAAGAAGGAAAAACGATCACGGAACCTTTAACTCTTGCTTCTTTTGAAGTTTGAATAACCGATTGACTATCTTCTCGATTACGTAAATCAAATTCTAAATCGCCACCTTCATATTCACTACCGTCTGCTAAAGAAACCGTAACAGAAAGTTTTCTAATTAAACCATCGGTGACATCTCGTGGTTTACTATACGGTTTATTCCAAGAATCTTGATGCCATGTATAATGTTGTGTTTCACGATATTTAGTAAATTGACAAGATTCTGAATGATGCCAATCAAAGTTCCAACCTGCATCTCGATTCGCTTGATTTATGTAAGGATGTATCTCTCGATATATCCATTCATCATTCATCCATACAATCGATGAGTTTCTTGTTTTATACAACTTAGAAATATCTTTTTGATCGGTGAGTGTTTTACCATCAAAGTCACCTATGAGTGCCGTTTGATCGGCTTGCTGTTCTCCGTAAGCTATAATGTCATCGCAAATACGAGGAGGAATAGCTCCTTGAAAAACGTACCAATAATTTTCTAAATTCATTTCTTTTCTCTCAATTACTTGCAATAAATAATATCAAATAATTTGAAAATTCCAACCTAAACAAAACACAGGTTTTGTGCTTTTATTTTTTAAATAAGCGTGTCTTAATTCTGAATTATAAATAATAAATTTATTATCGACTAAAGATTCTTTCCATTTGGCATGTCTTTCTCTACCTTGTTCATATTCAAATATAATTGAAGAAGATTCTTTTTCTGCTTCTAATACATACACACAAGAAATGTCATTAGAGTTATGAATATCATAGTCATCCACTTGATGATGATAATCAATTGATTCATTGGGAAATATGACAATTCCAAAATTATCAGTTTGAACTAAAGTTTTTTCATAATGTAATCTGTAATCATCGACTATATAATCATGAATCCATGTAATATGTTGATGATAATCAATATTTAAATAGTCTTTGTGATAATTAAATTCATTAAAACTTTGATAATTATTTTCTGTATAGTTTTTTAAGAGATTAAGTTTGATATCAGATTTATTAAATTTAAGTATTTTGGGAACAAATCCTGTTACGACTGATTGTTCTGTTAAGACTTTCTTATTAAACATTAAACAGGGTTAGGAGCAACTATCCAAGATAATGAGTTAGGGTCCCATTCAAAAAATCCACTTGGATCTTCTTGATCATAAGCTACCCATCGAGTATTATTTTCATCCCATGAAATAAAATATCCTTTTATAGGATCGTCATATGATGTAGGATCGTCATATGATGTAATAGAGGGGTAAGTTATAGGAGCTTCCCAAAAACAAGTTTCTTCATTTAAAGTCCAAGAATCATAAGGTTTAGGTGCATAAAAAGCATCACGATCTTCGTCCCAAGTATAACCTATACCAGGATAGTTTTTACGAAAAGGAGTTCCACCTTCGCTATGGACACCGCCGTGAGTGTTATAAGAACATTTAATCCAAAGAGGCCAACCAAAACAATTTTCTAAAAACTGTCTTCCTACTTCTTCTTCTTCAATACCGTCAGCGTTTTGACAATCAGTATCAGCGACTACTACTACCGACATCACTTTATTGTTTGAATTTATTTTTGCGAAATGTGCCATTTATTTTACCTGACTGTATATTAAACTTAAAAAATAATTTTTCAATTATTGAAATTTGTACCTTATTATCACGATGCCTGAACCACCAGAACCACCAGAAGCTGCATGTCCTGTACCACCGCCACCACCTCCTGTGTTCGCTACTCCATTATCTCCATTATCACTTCCGCCTTTAGCGTCACCTCCACCTCCGACACCACCTGTTCCTGTAGTAGGGGCAGAACCTCCACCACCACCACCACGAGCTACACTTGAACCTGTTATACTACTAAAAGTTCCGTCACCTCCGTCACCTCCGCCAACATTAGTAGGGGTTCCTCCCTCCTCACCCGCTTGAGAGGCTCCTCCTCCGCCGCCTCCCGCAAAAAAACCTGCATTTGAATTTCCACCTGGATTACCTTGAGGAGGGCTAACAGGAGGGCTGTTACCAGTACCACCAGTCTTAGGAGAAGTAGTTCCAATGGCTCCGCCTCCTGAACCACCTGGATTACCTAAACCCGGAGATGAAGGAAAACCTCCCCCTCCTCCTCCTGTGGATGTAATTGTAGAAAATATTGAAGGTGAACCATTATTGGTACCTGAGGAAGGGCCTACACCTGCTCCTCCAGCTCCAACGGTAATAGGATAAGACGTTACTGAAATAGGAAAACCTCCTGTCGCAGGGTTAGGAAAAGACTCTCGATAACCGCCAGCTCCACCTCCAGCTCCATTTGCTACGTTATCTATACCCGGACTTCCTGATCCTCCACCTGCAACGACTAAGTAATCAATCGTAGTAGAACCTGCGGGATTACCAGCGTCACTTACAGTAAAAGTTCCTGATGAGGTAAAAGTATGTATTTTGTAGTCGCCCGATGTAGTGACAGTTCCACCAGTTGCAGCAACATAAGCAACATTCGATTTGCCTTGAAGGTTAGACATAGAAATTTGACCAGTGGGAACGCCTGCTAGCCCACGAACGGGAGCAGAGTTCATATTAATTTGAGCGGAAGGAGAGTTCCCTAATTCTGCGTTAACATCGGAAAGACCAATTTGACCTGTAGGTGTAGGCATTACTTAGATTCCTTTAGTTGTTTAATTTCTTGTTTCATCTCTTTAAACCCTTCTATTAATAAAGCACATAGTCTGTCGTATTTTACAGCTTTTATACCATTTGGTCTCGTGCCTACTATCTCAGGTAAAACTTTTTCTACATCTTGTGCAATTACTCCAACATCAGATTTACGAATAAAATATCCATCTTCTCCACCATTATTATCAATCCAGTCTTGCTTCCAGTCAAATAAAACACCATTTAATTGTTCAATCTTATCAGAAGCAGAAGGTATATTTTGAATGTTTTCTTTTAAGGCTACATCAGATGAATAGAAAGCAGTGATATCATCAGTCGCTCTAATTTGGCCTGTTGTTGCAGAAGCAGCTGTTCCTACTCCAACAGAATTAAACTGTGGATTTGCTGTTGTTCCTAATCTTGCTATATTTAATGTTCCTGTTGAAATAGTAGAGGCATTGTTAAGAGTGACATTAGCTGTCAAACGTGCATCCGCTAAAGTACCTGCACTAATAGTAGAAGCATTATTTAAAGTCACATTAGCAGATAATCTAGCATCAGCTAAAGTTCCTGATGATATTTCAGAAGCATTAGAAGTACCCAATTCTGCTTTAGCAACATTAGTGCCATCACAATAAATCCACTCAT